TGAGGGGCGCGGGACTAGCGCTGCTGCCACAACGAGGAGTCGTGCTGCCTCGATGGGACCTGGGGAGCGTTGCGACGAGATCACGACTTGACCGTTGGCGCGAGCAAGGACGGCGCGGTTGACGTGGGTCGCCAGGAGTTCCTCGCCTCGGTGGTAGATGCGTTTCTCCAGGATTAGCGATCGGGCAAGTCCGGTGAATTTGAGAACCTCGGCATATCCGAAGACTTGGCGTCGGCGTTCTAACCTTTCTGGCGTATGCAGATCAAGCGCGGGGGAAATGGCTAGTCGTAGTTTCGGGTCGGCGTCCATTGCCTTGTTGACGTGGACCCACATATCTTTGAGGGACTCTGTGGAGAACTGAACTGTTGCAATAATGTTTCCTTCCTCGGTTAGACCGCATCGAATGCCGACATACTTGGAACTGTCCACAGAACTATCCACAGCCAAGACGCCACCGGCGGGACAATCAGATTCGGTGAAGAGCCTGTCCCAGACGCCAGGTTGAATCCAAGCATCCGCCGACGATACCCACAGGTTTAGGTGCGCTCGAAGGAACGCTGCTCGATCTGGGGTTTCGGCTGCTGCCTGCAAAGCTTCAAGGGTGATGGTCTGACCGAGCGCAGGGTTACTGTAACCGTAGTTAAGTTCGTCATTCGGATTTGCTCCGGACGGGAGGCTCCATTCGGCAAAGTAGAGACGAGTTTGTTTCTGTTGATCTATGGCTCCAATGGCTGCTTCTCGAAGTCGTTGCATTGTCTTTGACGACTCATCGCCAGAGGTAGACCACGAAGACAGGAGCGGAGACTTGACTGCAATCTGGCTTGGTTTGCAACTGTCAAAATAGACCTCCTCAGAGACGTTCCAGATTTCGTCCAGTGCAATTAACGAGTACGTCCCGCCGTGAAGGTTGGGGGTTGCAGCGCGAACTTCCCATGTTGATCCGTTCGGCATATCAACTACTACATGAACGGCAACGACGAAATCAACGCCTTGTCAGTTCCTACCGTCTCACGATCACGCGACCTCATTGCCGGCATGGTCGGCGCGTTGCACCTGCGCCACTACACCCAACAATGGACTGGCGAACGCTACGAAAAAATCTATCTGCCTCTCGATCAGTGGATGGAACGACCCGACCCAAAAGTGTCGCGTTCATTTTTCTACGTCAACATTTTCAGTGACCTGTATTTCTACGGCATTGCGTACGCCTACATTTCAAGCAGATACTCAGACGGCAAACCCGCAACCTTTACCTGGCTACCTGCTGCAAGTGTTTCGTCAAACGACCAAAGCGGATTTATCCAGTATTTCGGGCCACAAAAAGAACTTATGTTTAACGGTCAATCTATTGACGTTTCTAACGTGCTGCAATTCATCAGCCCAATACCAGGCATTTTAAAAATTGGGCGACGCGCAATAAACACAAGCATCTACCTTGACGCAGCAGCTGATCGATACGCACAACTAGAAACAGTCCCTGGCTATTTGCAGCAAGTGTCAGGTGAGGACTTGTCCGGTGAAGATCTTGGTGACCTTGCATCTGCATGGGCGCAAGCACGAAAGAAAAACGCTATTGGCGCGTTGTCAAGTCAGGTGCAGTTCAGAGAATTTACACAAAATCCGCAGGAAGTCATTGCAGATCAGCGCAAATACCAGGCTCTCGAAATGGCCAGATTGTGCAACGTCCCCGCCTACCTTGTATCGGCCCCAACAGAGGGCGCGTCAATGACCTACCAAAACGCAGAGCAAGCCCGCCAGGACTTGTACCTTTTTGGTGCTCGTCTGTATCTCGACTGCATTGAGCAGACACTTTCCGCAGAACAAGTGCTACCAAGAAACCGTTTTGTTGAATTTGACGTTGAAACCTATCTAGGCGTACACGACATGGCCAACGAATTAATGCCCGACTACGTCGAAGAAAGCGTCCCCTCATGATTAAGTTCACCGCCGTCCCCATCACCCTTGACGCAGCAAAACACGAAGACGAACCGCGCACAATGACCGGCATCGCAGTCCCTTGGGATGTTGTTGCAACCGTGTCCGGTGGCGAAAAAGTCATGTTCAGGCGCGGCGCATTCAAATTAGATGCGCGACCTGCTCGACTTTTAGAAAATCACGAAGGACGCCCAATTGGGATTGTCAGCGAACTTGCAGACCTTGACAACGGTCTGGGATTTGTTGCCACATTTGCCAACAGCGAACAAGCAAATACCGTTGTAGAACTAGTGCAACTTGCAGCGTATGACTCAGTAAGTGTCGGCGCAGTCCCCCGCAAATTTAAGTACGACAAAGACGGCGTCATGGTCGTCTCGTCTGCTGATCTATTAGAACTTTCGGTTGTGCAAAACGGGGCTTTCCCTGGCGCACAAATCGATTCCATCGCTGCTTCAGAAGCCGACCCAGAAGTCGAAGAAGAAGCAACCGAACCCCAACCAGACACAAATCCTCAGGAGGAACCAATGTCAGAACCAACCCCAGAAACAGTTGAAGCCACTGCCACAGTGCCAACAGCCCTTTTCTACTCAGCCCCACGTTCACCAATCAAAACAAATGCCGACTACCTGCACCACAGTGTTCAGGCAGCAATCAACCCCAACAGCGAATCCCGCCAATGGGTTGCAGCAGCCGACGAAGCAAAAGCCAAATTCATCCAGGCAGCAGATGACTCGTTCACAACAAACCCTGCTTTCAACCCGACACAGTTCATGTCAAACGTTGTGCAGGTCAACATTGGTGAGCGGCCAGTCATTGATGCTTGCGGTGGTACTCGTGCCATCCCTGCAGCCGGTATGACAATCAGCATTCCAAAAATCACAACAAACGGCACAGTTTCGCAAGTCGGTGAAGGTGCTGCACCATCTGAGACAGGCATCGTTTCCTCGTATGTCAACGGAACTGTTGTCAAACTTGCTGGCCTGCAACGCTGGTCAGTTGAATTGCAGGATCGTTCAGACCCATCGTTTGCACAGATTGTGCTTGACAACATGACCCGTTCATACCGTAAAGCAACTGAAGTGGCAACTATTGCTGCAATCACTGCTGGCGGTACACAGGCAGCAGCAACCGCTGCATCTGCATCAGGTATTCAGTCGTTCGTTTCAACAGAATCAGCAGCTGCATATTTGGCAACCGGTGACGTTGTAGCGGCTTACACCGCTGGCGTCAGCCAATGGTCACTTTTGCAGAACGCGCAAGACGGCAGCCAACGCCCAATCTTCAATGCAGGACAGCCACAAAACTCTGGTGGTCAAACATCAGCAACGTCATTGTTTGGCAATGTTCTCGGTGTCCCGTTGTACGTCTCGTCAAACATGGTGTCAACCTCCATTGACGAATCGGCATTCTTAATTGTGCCTTCAGCGATTGAAATCTTTGAATCTTCACAACTTCAACTTTCAGTCAATGTTCCGTCATCAGGCGAAATTGAAGCAATGATTTACGGCTACTTCTGCCCAATCGTCACAATTGCTGGCGGCCTTCGCCGTTTCAACCTCACCTGATCCACTCACTTAAGTAAGGAACGCAGCATGGCCACATTTGACCTTGCATTCAACACACGACTAGCAGATGTCGTCGTGCTGCAAACCCTGCTTGAATCTGGAATCCAAGTTGGTGACACAGTCACCATCGCAGGCAACTCAGTCATCTCTAACGGCAACTACAAAGTGCTATCAACAGAGTCGGCAGAGTTCCTCGGACTTGACCAATTCGGCGACTACGAATTTGACTACAACGTCATATTCATCAACCAGTTCCTTGTGGCAAATGCCGGTGCCGATGTCGAGCGTGACATTGCTGCCGGCACTGTCGCATTCACCCCCAGCATCAGTTGGATTACCTCAGCAATGGTTCTGGAGTTCTTAGGCATAGACGTTGCAACCGCTAACGACACGGCGTTCATTGCGACCTGTGTTGCTGCTGCAAATTATTGGTGCTGGAACAAACGACGCGAAAGCGACTACGCCGATTCTCAAACGACAGTGCCAAATAACTCAGTAAAACTAGGCACAATTCTCTATGCCGGCACGTTGTACCGTGAGCGCGGATCAGCAGATTCATTTGCATCGTTTGACTCAATGTCGTCAATCCCAATTCCGTCAACCCTGGGTCGCATCATGCAGCTGCTCGGAACATCTAGGGCGTCGGTTGCGTAATGGCTGCAACAGGAATCCTTGTTGACGCAGTCAACGCAATTAAAACACAACTCACCGCTTTGGGTCTTGCACCCGTCACAGATCCGCGAAATGCCCGCCCAATGTCAGTGTTTATTGAACTCCCGACAATGACGTCATTCACTTACAACGTCGGCGACTTTCGCATCCCCGTCCGAGTCTTGGCCGCCCCGCCAGGAAACCAAGACTCAGGCGACTACCTCATGTCAACCGTTGACACCATCATGAACTCGTCCATCGCAGTAACAGACGCCAGACCAGGCAACGCAAACTACGGCGGACAAGACATACCCACATACGACCTCACCGTTGCAATAGCGGTGCGGAGAAACTAAGGAGCCACCAATGGCAACAGCAACATTCCTGTCAGGCGCAACCTGCAACATCACCCCCACCGGCGGTTCCGTCATCGACGTCACCGACCAACTTTCGTCATGTGAGGTACTTTTAGGTTTTGAACTGCTCGAAAGCACATCGCTGCAAGACACAGGCCGACAGGCAGTCAAGGGCTTGCAAAGCGTCGCAGTTAACCTTTCGCTGTATCTCTCATACGGCGTCGGAGAAATCGAAACACTTTTGTCAGCAATTATTGCTGCGGGTTCCTGCACAATCGTCGTGTCACCATCAGGCACCACAGAGTCAGCATCAAACCCAGAGTTCACCATCACGACGGCAACGCTCGATGCAGCACCGGTCATCATGTCAACAATCGGCTCCCTTGCGGTAGCAACAATTTCGTTCTCTAACGGCACCTGGGCGCGAGACATCACCTGATAACTAACTAAGGCGGGACACCATGAAAATCAAACTACGAGTACACCCAACGGAAGGCGACCCATACGATGTCACGACAAACCTCTTTGTCATTGTCGCATGGGAACGCAAATTCAAACGGCAAGCATCAAACCTTGCCAACGGAATCGGCGCAGAAGATCTTGCATTTTTTGCGTATGAGTCAACAAAGGCGGCTGGAGTCATGGTTCCGCTCGCCTTTGACGACTTCATCAAAAAAACCAAAGAGGTTGAGGTTTTGGATTCTGACGATTCAAACCCTTCCCAACCGGCAGTTTCCGCCGGTCTTTAGCAGAGGTGCTAGTCGTGACCGGATACTGGAATCACGACATTCCATTCGACACAGACGACCTGTTCACAATTGTCGACGTCATCAACGAACAACAGAAAGCACAACGGGCTAGACAATGACAGTCAATTCATCAATTGCAGTTGTCGGCGTTCGTGACGCTATTCGCTCGCTTAACAAAATTGAGCCAGGGCTACGCAAACAATTTGTCACAGATGCAAACCGCATTGCACAACCCGCCATTCAAGAAGTGCAGCGCGGCTACGCACAAATACCGCTGTCAGGTATGGCCCGCGCCTGGACGCAAAACGGCAAAAAGATATTTCCGTTTTCTATTGCCCGCGCAATCTCAGGAGTCAAACTTAAAGTTGACGCCAGTCGAGAAGCCACGTCGCTGATCTACATAACTCAGACGTATGTTGCAGCAGCAGTTTTTGAAGCAGCCGGACGCAAAAACCCAAACACCCTGGGCGATTCTCTTGGTCAACTGCGCCCAGGTCATACGCGCATTTTGGGGCCTGCAGTGTTCCGCAAGCGTCGTGAGATTGAGCGCGAACTACTTAGCGCAACAAACCAAGTCAAAGACCGTGTCCAGAGAGAACTGAACTAATGGCTCTAGCAATTCCAATCATTACAGAATTTGACGGCAAAGGAATCGGCAAAGCAATCACCGAGTTCAAAAACCTTGAGTCGGCGTCAGACAAAATTGGCTTTGCAGCAAAGAACGCAGCAAAAGTTGCAGCAGTTGGATTTGCAGCATTAGCAGCTGCAGGTGCAGCCGTTGGCGCAGTCTTGTTCACAGCGGCAAAAGCAGCAGCCGAAGATCAAGCAGCACAAATCAGACTTGCGTCACAAATTAAAGCAACGTCAGACGCAACCGATGTGCAGATTAAAGGCGTCGAGGACTACATAGACAAAACTCAACGCGCTGTCGGCGTCGCAGACACAAGTCTTCGTCCGGCATTTGGTCGTTTGATTTCAGCAACAAAAGACACAACAAAAGCACAAGACCTGCTGAACATTGCTCTTGACATATCCGCAGCAACAGGCAAAGACGTTGAAGCCGTTGCAGGCGCATTAGCAAAAGCCCAGGAAGGCAACTTTACGGCTGTTGACAGGCTTGGCATTGGCTACGAAAAAGGCGAAGCAAAAGCAAGAGGATTTTTGGGCATACAAAAAGACCTTGAAGAACGTTTCTCAGGTGCTGCACTAACAAAGGCGCAAACGTATGAAGGCACAATGGATCGCCTCAAAATTACCTTTGAAGAACTGCAAGAGGAAATTGGCTACAAGGTGCTGCCAATCATCCAGGTGCTTGCTGACTCTGCTTTGAACATTGCAGACGCGTTCGGCAAAAAAGGCGCAGCCGGTGGCATCGACCAACTACGCACAGAACTTCTTTCCCTGGGTACTGACTCTGACGGCCTTATGAACACTTTTGGCAAGTACTACGACAAACTCGCAGGGTTTGTTAACGGCTTTATGAACGCAATCGCAATCCCGCTTGCAGCAATTCGATTTCTGTTTACA